AATAATACATACGAATCCTTTTTTAGTGCAGCTAATTTCCTGTCTTATGGAAATGCACTTTATACTGTACGTGCAAATGATTCATCACAGATTAACGCACACACAAATTCAGCAAATACTGCTAATACATTACTTATTAAAAGCTCAGACGACTATGATGCTAACTATAGCTCTGGTATTTCTGGCGTTGGTTCATTTGCTGCCAAGTATCCTGGTGCACTTGGAAACTCATTGAAGGTTTCTATATGCCCTACTTCAGCAGCATGGCAGTCGACACTAAGTGGTACTTACTCAGTAACTGCAAATACAAAAACTGTTACGTTTAGTGCTAACCAATCATCTGCTATAGCCGTTGGTGACTTGTTAGAACTGGGTCCTACTTCCGGTACTAAAAAGGTTTTAAAAGTAAGTTCAGTAGCTGCAAACGGTACTTCTGTAACACTAGAATCTACCTATATTGGAACAACTGTTTCAGCCAATACAACATTGGTTCGTCGTTGGGAATACTCTAATGTAACCCAGCGTTCACCAGGAACTACTGCCTACACAGCTAACACTGGTGGATCTGGTGATGGTATGCACATAGTTGTTGCTGATGAAGATGGATTGTGGACTGGAATTAAAGGTCAGGTAATTGAAGTATTTGAAAATGTTTCTAAAGCAAGAGATGCAAAAACAAATACTGGAAGCACAAACTACTATAAGGAAGTTGTAAACTCCCAATCAAGATATATGTGGTGGACTGCTCATGAAGCTACAAACACAAGTGCTGGTGCAACTGCACAAGGCACAGCTTTCGGTGGCAGCTCTACACCAATTACTAATTCATTTGTATATGGTGCCAGTGTAAATTCGGTCACTGCAGCTAGCTTGAATACTGCTTATTCGCTGTTTAACAACAAAGACGAATATGATATTTCATTACTAGTCATGGGTCCTGCTGGTCAGACAACGGCAACTCATGCAATAAACAATATAGCTGAAGTTAGAAAAGACTGTATTGTATGTCTTTCTCCACAAAAGGGCAATGTAGTTAACAATTCATCCTATGAAGGAAAAGAAGCTGACGACATTGTAACATATAGAAATACACTACCAGCTTCTAACTATGCTGTAATGGATGGTAACTGGAAATATCAATACGACAAATATAACGATGTATACAGATGGGTTCCTTGCAACGCTGATGTAGCTGGTACAATGGTCTTTACAGATCAGACAAGAGACCCGTGGTTCTCTCCTGCTGGTGCATCTCGTGGTTCTATTAAGAACACAATTAAACTTGCATTCAATCCTAGACAGGCTGAAAGAGATGAATTATACAAAAACTCTGTCAACCCAATTGTAACGTTTGCTGGTCAAGGTTCTATATTGTTTGGAGATAAAACTCTGGCATCTGAGCCAAGTGCATTTGATAGAATTAATGTTAGAAGATTGTTTATTGTTCTTGAAAAAGCTATAGCCAGAGCTGCACAAGCCTCATTGTTTGAGTTCAATGATGAATTTACAAGAGCACAGTTCAGAAACCTCGTAGAGCCATTCCTCAGAGATGTGAAAGGACGTAGAGGCATTACTGACTTCAAGGTTGTTGCTGACGAAACCAATAACACAGAAGGTGTTATATCTCGCAACGAGTTTGTAGGAGACATATACATTAAGCCTAATCGTTCGATTAACTTTATTCAGCTTAACTTTGTTGCAGTAAGAACTGGTGTAGAATTCTCCGAAATTGCAGGGTAACCGAAATCGATTACTAACATTCTAAGAGAACAACATAAATAGAATAAACAAGGAGAATAAAAATGGCTTTTAATGTAAGTGATTTCAGAGGTCAGCTAGAATTTGGAGGGGCTCGCTCCTCCTTGTTCGAAGTTAATGTCTTTAATCCTGTAAATCCAATAGGTGATCTCAAGACACCATTCATGGCTAGAGCAGCTCAGCTTCCGGGTGCAACAATAGGTACTGTACCAATATCTTACTTTGGTCGTCAGATTAAAGTAGCGGGTAACAGAACATTCGATGCATGGACAGTTACAATCATCAATGATGAAGACTTCTTGATTAGAAATGCAATAGAAGAGTGGAATAACCAGATTAACACATTTGAAGGTAATGTAAGAACTACTGGTGACAATCCTTCCTCTTACAAATCAACTGCTACTGTCAAACAGTTTTCCAAGAGTGGAGAAGTGTTGAGGATATATGAGTTTGACGGTATATGGTGTTCTGATATTGCACCCATTGACCTCTCATGGGACACAGAAGGTATACAAGAATATGCTGTAACATTCCAGTACGATTATTGGCGTGTTCAGGGTGGAAGCACTGGTTCTGCTGGTGGTGTTTAATATTATACTAGGGGAATAAAATGTCAAACCAACTGTATCCTAAAGCAAAAGAAGATTTTCTGTCTGGTAATTTGAATCTGTCAAGTAATACTATAACTATTGCTTTGATTGATACTGACATTTATACATTTAGTACTAGCCATGAAGATAGAGCTGATATACCAAACTCTTCTATCGTAGCTGAAGCTAATTTGTCAAACAAAACGGTTACTAGCGGTATCTTTGATGCTGATGATGCAAACTTTACCTCAGTAACTGGTGCAAACTGTGAAGCACTAGTTGTTTACCACACTGATGTGCAAGGCGGTAATACTACATCAAGACTAGTTGCATATATTGATACTGCAACTGGGTTACCAATCTTGCCAAATGGTGGCGACATTACGGTACGTTTTTCTAGTGGCGCAAATAAAATATTTGCCCTTTAAGTAAATATATACTATAATGTTTGTTAAAGAGGAGGTGCTGACACTATGGTGCCTCTTTTTTTATTTTTTGAGGTAGGAAAATGCAACTGTTCGGATTCGAAATAACTAAAACAAAGGCGGAGTTAGATCATCAAGATAACCTCCAAGCCATTGTTCCTTCCAATCAAGATGAAGCAGTACAGGAAATAGCTCCTGGTGGTATCTATGGTACCTATTTGGATCTTGAGGCTTCAGCAAAAACTGAAGCCGATTTAGTTACCAGATATCGCGATATGACTCTTCAAGCGGAATGTGATCAAGCGATAGAAGACATTATCAACGATGCTATCATCATGGAGAACAACGTATACCCTGTTGAAGTAATTCTCGATCAATCCAAGCTACCATCCAGAGTCAAAAATATAGTTAAGGAAGAATTTGCAAGGATTTGTGAATTGCTTGACTTTGGAAATAAAGGTTATGAGATTTTTAAAAGGTGGTATGTAGACGGAAGAATATATTATCAGATTGTAATTGATAAAGAGAACCCAAGAGACGGAATCAAAGAGCTCAGATATATTGATCCCCGTAAAATTAAAAAAATGCGGGAACAAAAACAGAAAACCGATCAGAATACAAAAATTGATATGTATCCTGATGCTAAAGAATTTTACATTTACAATCCTAAGGGTATAACCAATCAGCAGCAAGGCATAAAAATAGCTCCTGATAGTATATGTTATGTACCATCTGGACTCGTAGACTCGAGAAATAAAATGGTTCTCGGCTATCTACACAAAGCTATCAAACCGCTCAATCAGCTGAGAATGCTTGAGGATGCAGTAGTAATCTATAGATTATCACGAGCACCCGAAAGAAGAATATTCTACATTGATGTAGGTAATTTACCTAAAATGAAAGCAGAACAATATCTGCGTGACATGATGGTAAAACACAAAAACAAATTAGTGTATGATGCATCTACTGGTGAAGTCAGAGATGATAGACGTCACATGACCATGCTTGAAGATTTTTGGCTACCGAGAAGAGAAGGAGGCAGAGGTACAGAGATAACCACCTTGCCTGGTGGACAGAACTTAGGAGAAATGGAAGATGTACAGTATTTCCACAAAAAACTTCTCAAGTCATTAAACGTACCTGTTAGCAGAATGGAAGCTGAGGTCAATTTCAATATTGGCAGATCAACAGAAATTTCCCGAGACGAAGTCAAATTTCAAAAATTTATTACAAGAATACGAAACAAATTTGCTTTACTTTTTGACAATCTTCTAGAGATACACTTAGTACTTAAAGGTGTGATGTCTAGGAGTGACTGGAATCAAATTAAAAATTCCATAAGCTATGATTTTGCAAATGACAATCATTTTGAAGAACTTAAAGATGCTGAAATTATGACTGAAAGATTGAGGTTATTGAATGATGTTGATGCATTAGTGGGCAAGTATTTCTCTATGAGTTGGGTCCGCAAAAACGTTTTGAGAATGAGTGAAGGTGATATCGATACAATGCAAAAAGAAATTGACTTTGAACGTAATAACGACCTTGATGACATGGTACCATATACAGCACAACAACAAATGGACCAGCAGCAAGAATCAATCACAGAAGAACACGAGCCCGAAGATGTTATGTTAATTCACGAAAATGATAGTAAAACTCTTTCCGATGAAGAAAAACATCTAGTTGAAAGTATGACAAGGTTCTACAATTCTCTGTCGAGCGAAAACGAAGAGAAAGAGAATGGATCGTCTTGATGAAGCTAAGCTACTTGCGGCCTTACTGGGTGTATTAAAAAAAGAAAGTAGTAAAGTTCGAGCTGATCTATTAGAAGAACTTCACAAAGAGTTAGAAGAACTACCCAAAACACCCATCCTAGTAGAAGGACCGGAAGGACCAGAAGGACCCGTTGGACCAGAAGGCCCTGTTGGTCCCGTTGGCCCTCGTGGTTTAATTGGTGAGCAAGGTCCGATTGGACCTGAAGGTCTTCAAGGTATACAAGGTGAGATTGGACCTCAAGGTGAACTAGGTCCAATTGGTTTAACCGGTCCTCAAGGTGAAAAAGGGGATAAGGGTGATAAGGGTGAACAAGGGCTTATTGGTTTAACTGGTCCTCACGGTGAAAAAGGGGATAAGGGTGAACAAGGACCTATCGGTTTAACCGGACCACAAGGTCTAAAAGGTGACGCTGGTGCACAAGGTCTAAAAGGTGATACTGGCCTACAGGGTGAACAAGGCCTCAAGGGAGACAAGGGAGACAAAGGGGACAAAGGGGATAAAGGCGAACGAGGGGAAGCTGGTCCTCAAGGTATTACTGGTCAACAAGGTGATGTTGGTCCCCAAGGTGAAAAAGGCGAACCTGGTGAAAAAGGTGATAAGGGTGATGATGGTGAAACACCTGACATTAAACCTATCATTAAGGATGTCGAACAATTCAAAGCACAAATTCGCAACGCTGTAAAAGCAGCAGGAGGCGGGTTTGCTGGTTCTGGTGAAGTACGGTTAGAGTTTCTCGATGATGTCAACCGTGATTCAGCTAAAACAGATGGATACTTCCTCAAATACGACGCTGCCACAGATACATGGGGTGGTGCACTACCAACTGCTTCAACAGCAACAGCAGAAGCTATACTTCTTGATGTAAAAAACATAGAAGGTGTTACCCTAAGTAAAGGTGCTCCTGTATATGCTAATACCGCTGTAGGTGCATCGGGTAAAACAAGAATTGGTTTAGCTGATGCATCCATACCTGGAAGAATGCCAGCTATTGGTTTGCTTTACGAAGACCTGAGCAACAATGAAGAAGGTTCGGCAATTCTTCTCGGTTTGCTTGAAGATGTTAACACCGAAGCGTTTAATGTAGGTAGTGTGGTATATGTAGGACCTGATGGAGCAGGGCTCACAACTACGCGTCCATCTGACCCTAATGATCTTATACAAAACATTGCTAAGGTAACTAGGAGTCAACAGAACACAGGTCAGTTGTTTGTCCAAGGTGCCGGTCGAACAAATGATATTCCTAACTCATTTTCTGTTTCAGGTAATATAACAGCAAACTCAATAACCTCCGGTCACTTACTTCCAGCTGCTAATGTAACATATGATATAGGTTCATCATCCCTTGCTTGGAGAGATTTATATCTTTCAGGTAATACGATATACATTGATGGTGCCCCAGTATCAGTATATTCAAATACTGAACTGACATTCAATGGAGTTAGAATTCCAACGTATGATACAGTAGTTGCTGGAAATAACGTTATTATATCATCCAATGCTACAAATTTAATTATATCAGCTACAGGTGGTGGTGGATCAGCAAATGTTGGTTTAGCTAATACTATTGCTGTTGGAGATCCAACAGATGGATCATGGACAGCAGATGGCGCCTATCTAGGTTTTGCTAATACACATAATATAACCGATGTTCTTGACGATTTGAATGAAGCTCTCAATAATGTTAGAAACAATACATTTGTGAGGAGTGTGACGTTTACAGGAGCTCCGTTAGCGGGTGGTGCTGGTACTACAGTAACATTGACGCTTTCAGCAGAGGGTGAGGCTAACCGATACGATATCACTTGGGGTGACGGAGATACAACAATAGGAACAACGGACACTACGCCAAGTCATACGTATACAACAAACGAAGGAAGCCCATATACAATAACGGTAAGAGCGTACAACAACTCAGGTTCTGGTACTGGTAGCGAAGCAAGTTCTACAAGAACCGATTACATTATTATATACACAGCAGACCCTAACGTTGTTTTTGCCATCTATGGTGGACCTTCAGGGGGATCTACAATAACGTTTGTTGACGATGGGTCCTCTGTTTACTTAGATAACAATACAACGAACATTGGTGATGCAACAATTCAATATACAATTGATTGGGGTGATGGAAGTGCCAATAATGTAATTACAGATGATACCGCGGCTGGTGGTTCAGCTGGTAGTAGACTTGCTCACACATTTACCACAAGTACGGAAACCGAACAAACATATACTGTAACTGTTACATTAGATTCACATTCAACTGCTAACCCAGTAGTTATTCCTGATTCAGCTACCACTCAGATTAAAGTGTATGATACTCACACACCCGATGTCTCGTTAAGTTCAAATACAGGTATAAACGAAACCGCTACAAGTGGTGTTGTGGTAACTGCTACTAACAATACAGAAAGTACCATTGGCAGCTATGCAGATTATGGTATTCAATATAGATGGACATGGGGTGATGGTAATACCGACACGGTTAACGTAGATTCTGGTGACGATGGGGATACAGGTGGAACAATAAATCACACATATACGTTAAGTGCTTCAGATCAAGCTAATGGTGTTGCGCAAGACTATACAGGCAATTTAAGAGTTATCAGTAATCACACATCGAGCCCGTTCATTAGTACTAATTTTACTGTTCATGTTGAACCAGATATTAGAGCAACTGTATCTGGTGTATCAACAACTTCAGCCTTAAAAGCGTCAAATGATTCTACGCTTACCCTTTATAAGGAAGCTGACTTGTCAGGTAGCAACAGAGCAATTGCTTCAGTAACAAATACTACACAAAACGGTAACACATATTTCTATAATTGGAATGACGGC